AATGGGCAGATAGTAAGGAATATATAGCGAGCTACGCAGAGAAGTTTGGTTACAGTAGACTTGATAATTTTGATTTTCTTTTCACCAGTGAGCCTGGAAGGTGTCGTGTTATAGAGGTTTGGCGCAAGGAACAGAAACCACGCTATCGTTGTCATGACTATCTTAATGGTGATATCTACAAAATAGATGAGGAAGATTATTACAAGGACGTTGTGGTGGTAAACGAGCAGCGTATGCAAATGGCTGAGGCTTCAGGAATGCCAACAGAAGAAGTTCCACTCATCAAAGCTACTTGGTTCATGGATGATTATTGGTACTTCTATTATCTTTCCCCATTTGGACATATCCTTAAAGAGGGAGAGACTCCTTTTGAACATGGAAGTCACCCTTATATCTTCAAAGCTTATCCATTCATAGATGGTGAGATTCATTCGTTTGTTAGTGACGTAATAGACCAGCAGAGATATACTAACCGACTCATTACGCTATACGATTGGATAATGCGAGCGAGTGCTAAGGGCGTCTTATTGATGCCAGATGATTGTTTACCTGATGGTGTTAGCATAGAAGATATTGCTGAAAGTTGGGCGGAGTTTAACGGAGTTATAGTGTTTAAACCATCTAAGACAGGACAAATGCCACATCAAGTAGCAAACAACTCTACCAATATTGGTATTACCGAATTACTCAATTTACAGTTAAAGTTCTTTGAAGACATATCAGGTGTTAATGGAGCTTTGCAGGGTAAGCCCGGCTTCTCTGGACAAAGTGCATCTATGTATAATCAGCAAGTTCAGAACTCTACAATGTCATTGCTTGATATGTTGGAGTGTTTCTCTTACTTTGTTATAGATGGAGCTTATAAGGACGTGAAGAATATACAGCAATTCTATGATGGAAAACGTGTGTTTAACATTGCAGGTAAGAGCGGTACACAAATCGAATACGACCCTAAGAAAATTAGAGATGTTGAATTTGACTTATCTATCACCGAAAGTACAACAACGCCAGCATATCGTCAACTTGCAAATGATGTTCTTATGCAACTATGGCAAGCTCAAGCTATCAGCGTAGAACAACTACTTGAAAATGGTGATTTCCCATTTGCTGATGATTTATTGCAAAGTTTACAATCTCAGAAAGAACAGATGCAACAAGGACAGTTGCCTCAAGGTGTATCACCACAGATTATGCAGCAAGCACAACAGGGAGCTAACATGCAGGCTGTAGATCAGCTACATCGAGCGTTACAAGCTTCATAACAAAAGGCGTAGGATTTTCCTACGCCTTTTGTTTTACTTCTTCTTGTTTACTTTCTTTTGAATATTCTCTACCGCTAAAGGGTCATTGGTAAGGGTGGCAATGCCGTCAAGACTTTGTTTTTGTCTTACGTTGTATCTTCCCATTGCACCAAGAGTAATACTGTTGCTTCTTCAATTCAATAACAGAGGCTGGCATTTCTGCTGTCCCATTTCTATATGGGGTTGCATAAAAGCACTCTCTTTCAAGGTCAGCAACAAAAGCCTTATTGGTGATATAGCCTTTGTGTTTTAGTCGACGAAAGTTAAATCTATCCATAACCAGGAGTGCTTTTTTTGTACCTGACGCTGGCATAACATAATAACGTTCACCAGTTCTCTCATGTGCCTCATTCGCCTTCCTTACCGCTTCACGATAGCGAAGGTCAGATTTCAATTTTTTAAAAACATTCATCATCTTATTATATATTAAATTAAACTTATATTGTTGCAGCTGATACTGCTTTCTTTTTTTTCGGGACGCGCATCTTGACACGCAGCACAATAGTTGGTATAGGCATTTCAAAAAAGCAAATATGAAGACCAATAGCACGTGTCATTAATAAATCGTCATGCTTACCAATAATAGCACCAAAGGCTCCATTTTGTTTTTTCTCATAAACCACATATTCGTCCAAACAACGCTCATCACGTTCAATGTACATATGCTCACGTACTACTTTAATCAGAGTTGATATGATCATGGGCTTAGTTGCAACGTTGGTGTGGAAACCATACTTACGAGGCAGACCTTCCCTAATCTCGTCTTCTGTTTGCTTACGTGCATAGAGATTGGGGTAGACTTCTTTAATTTGATTAAGGATAAAGTGTGATAAATCTCCATCAACTTGTCTTTCCTTGTCATGCGTCTCAAGGGTGTTACTCTCGATAACAAGTAGAGAGTTGTCATAGAAAGCAGCTATCTGTGCAGCTTTCCATGCAAGTATATCCATATCAATATGTCCGTACCATTGAGCAACAACTTCTGGTCTACCTCCATCTAACATAAATAGACGGTCTATTACTAAGATAACAGACCAGTCGGCTTTTTTCGAGCGCCCACCAATATCAACTATTGTAAGATACCTATTTGTAACTGTTTCTTTATCATCAATCTCTGGTAAATCCCAAATCCATAGTAATCCTTGTGTATCTTCTGCAAAGCGAAGATTCTTTAGTGCGTCCTTACCAGAATCGCCATCTGCATAAACATCTCCAATATACTTAGGTTGTTTGCACGATGCTCTAAACTCATCAACTTTATACTTATCGAAGACACGTTCACCAGAATGTACAAAGGCTTCAATATCATCAGATGGATATTCAGAAGCCATTGGGGCATGTTCATTATATTTAGCACGTTCTTGCACATACCAGTTAATTGCTTCTAACGTTGCGCCCTGCTCCCACAACCACCACAGGTACTTTCCACTTTCAGCACGTGCCG